TTGTCGCTCTAAGAGTATGTTGTAGATCTCATCGACACGCCCATTGAGTCGTTTAATCTCCGACAGCAAGTGTGTGATCACATATCCCGCTAATCCACCGATTATCGCAAGCGTAGCAATATAAAGATTTAAGTAGTCGTTCGGTGTCATTTTTTTGGAGTCGCATATCCAAAGACTCCAGCTAGTACAGCCCAGAGAATTGAGCGGTAATCTGCTGCAAAGTTAGAAGCTGCCCAAGCCGATAAGAATGCACCGGCGGTGAGTAGGTAAGGGTTTTTCATGTTCATGCTGTGCCTCCTAGTAGCGGGATATTAAAGAACGAGCCATCGTTATCGCCCTTTGTAGAAAATGAGATATGGAGATGATGGCGATGCTTGTTAATCCCAGTATAAGTTCTCCAGCGCCAAGCGCTTTTGGCGCTTGCAATTTTGCCATCGAAGATGAGATATGAAATGCGCTTATCAGACTTTGCCAAGAGACGAAGTTGATCCGCCACATCGGGCATGATGTCGGGCTTTGGTTTTCCTGATAGATCGCGGTCAATGTCAATGGCACGAACCCAGCCTTCGCCATCTGGATTATGGTCAGACTTACGAGTTGAGTGCCGACTATCACCGATCCAGCCGTCCGAGGTACGATCACGATCGCTGAAGCAGTCGTCGAATTGTTCACGAAGTTGTTGCCCGGCTTTGCATAACTTAGGCTTCATTTCTCATACTCTTAAAATCTAGGTCGCATCGTTGGCAATTCCACTTAAATAGATCATTCAAGAATAATTCTTTATGTCCACATTCAGGTCGAGGTGCAATAAAAGCATCTGCATCTGGATCATATTTGTAGCCAATGCCAGCATAGTTATAGCGGATTTTGCTGTTGTAAGAAGTCCGAACGCATTTCTGACCCTTAAAATTACCGTACCAAGTTTCAGGGTCTAAGCCATCTATTAGTTCAGTTTCGTCTTTGCCGCCAATAACTTCAGTCACCACATTATTTTCATCTAAAAAAGCATAGTGAGCCATTATGGAGTTACCGTTCCTGTTCCCGCTGTAAAGGTATAGATGCGATAGCCGCCTGAAGTTGCAGTTGAGTAGGTTAAACCGCCGCTAATAGTTGTTATTGCGGGGCGAGTATCTGCGTAGCGAATAATAATTACACCAGATCCACCGTTACCACCAGCAATACCACCGTTACCGCCGCCGCCTGCGCCTTTATTTACAACGCCATTTCCTGCTGCGCCTGCTCCGCTGTTTGCTAAACCGCCGCCATCTACAACCGTTCCAGACGTTCCGCCGCCGCCGCCTGTCCAACCTGCTCCGCCACCACCGCGACCAACGGCTGAACCGCTTATTGATGAAGTAACACCCACACCGCCATTTGACCCTGAACCTGCTCCGCCTGCGCCTGCGCCTGCGCCGCCGTTAGTTCCTGCGCCAGTACCACCAGCAAAAGATGCGTTTGATGCACCAGTTGACCCAGTACCTGCTGCATTGCCACCAGTTGCATTAACAGTTGTTATACCTGAACCACTTATTGATGAAGTAACGCCTGCACTTGAAACGCCAACTGCGCCTGCACCGCCGCCGCCAATAGTAAAAGTATAAGAAGTTCCTACTGCGAAAATTTGGCTAGAAGTAATTTGTATACCACCTGCGCCTGCCGCGCCATAGTTAATACCAGCCGTACCCCCACTGCCGCCTGAACCGCCGCCAAGAACTAAATAATCAACCGTAAAAGGACTATAAGGAGCAATAACGCCTGTAATTATATTAGCGATCATTATGAAATAGAACCCACAATGTACCAAGCATCTGTACCAGTTTTAATACACGCAGCCGATTTGTACTGGCTAAGAGTTGGCGCGGCGGCTGTTGCCCCTGCTGAAAGTATTGTGGTTGTGCCAGAGGTAACTGCTGAGATAGTGCAAAGACCTGCACCTATATTAAGAACGGTAATAACCGTACCAATAGGGTGAGCCACAGAAGCATTAGTCGGGATCTTGATCGCGTTGGCTGAAGCATTGCTTTGGGTAATAAGAACTTGATATGAGTCATTAAGGACTGTTGTGTAAGTTGTGCCAGTCTGGGCGTTAAGTGTAAACGAGACCAACCCGTTATACATTGCAGCCGAAAGGACATCGCCTGTCGAACTTGGGAAACCAGTTGCCATTTATATTCTCCTAATACGCCATTATGCTAGTGCCGATTATACCTGATACATCGCTGCCGATGATGAAGCCCTCGACTATAGGTTCGAGAGTTGTAACAGTGCAAGACATGGCATTTGGCGTGATATTCCATGAGAGTCCCTGCGCCTGTAAAGTCTTAACGATAGTTGAGCCGTCTGGTTGAACATTTGTGATCTTTAGATTAGAGAAGTAGTCCAGATCCAGCATTGTGGCAGTTGGTACATCTGGATCGAGTAGATCGACCGTCATGGCATCTATTCGGATCGTGGTCTCTTTGCGAGTTGCCACATATATCTTTGCCACATTGAGCGCATCAGCATCAGTCTGGAGAACTAGGTTGTTCTCGTTAATCTGGTGCGGGAAGTACTTGGCAATAGAAGCTGAGTCCTCTGAAACCTGCTGTGTGCCGCCATAGCGGGTCATGCCGGCGGAGTTGATAATCAACTTATCATCAAAGGCGAAGGTGAGGTTCTTATATGGAATACCTGTGGTCTGATTAAACTCAAGTGGAGTCTCACCGTACTTCTTAATCACATTAGTTCGGTTTAGGAATATCGCAGTTCCTTCAACATCTATGTAAAACGCGCCCTGTTCGCTGAATTCGCAGTTTTTCAAGGCATCTAGAGCTGTGCGAGAAGTGCCAGGATCGGCGATGCAGGTAGTGTTGCCGGTATCTATGGTGCGCATAGATGTCGGCCATGAGACTTGATCGAGGATCTTGCCAATACGAGTTCCAGTATCTTGCCCAGCAGTAGCGCTTGCAACAGTTGTAATCCCAGCTTGTTGCATAAGTCTGAAAGCATCAGAACAGATTATGTCAACATAGCCTGTCTCTTGGCCTTGAGGATAGGTATACTTATAGTCTGTTGTATAGCCAGAGAATAGGAAGTAACCAACGCCGCCTACCGTTGCTGAGACACGCAACTTGCGAAGGGGAGTCAAGAAGCCAAAATAAGGAGAGTTCACATTCTGCGGGTTAAAGTCAGAGTTAGGATCTAGGACTCTAATAGTTGCAGACCCAGCCTCATAAGTATCGCGCATGATATTGCGCCCACGCTTAATAGTGATCTGTCGAACATTTGGAGTTAGATCGACCGTAGGCTCTGGCGTAGTAGTTGAGGCTAGTGTGCCTACGCCTAACTTGCCATATTCAGGATCGCCAATAGTAAAGGGATACCCGAAGGTAGCGCCAGAGGTAAAGTCAAAGGAGACAGCGATCTGTGCAGGAAGCGTCATGGCCCGAATGAACCGCCTTGACGGAAGATAGATGAGAACTTGGCAGATAGTGAAGCATCAAGCAAAGTATCTCGAAGAACATCTTGCAGACTTTCTTGAGCAATAATCGAACCAGCGTTGACATTAACTGTGAAGTCAACTCCTGCTGCGCTTGTCATAGTTGTTCCTTGTGGCAGCGAGTATTGCTGACCAGTTACGCCATAACCTGATGCCATAGACACAACAGGGGCAACAGTTGGATTAGAGATCCTGCGAACCTGTGCCTCGATCATGTCGAGATAAGACTTCCATGCTGTAAATGGATTCTTGGCATCTGGAAGGCTTGCAAGATATGCAGCTAGTTGCTGTGATAGTCCTTGAGACTTGGCTAGTTCTCCAGCAAGTTTAGAAGCCTCTGAAGTATTGCCGGTCAAGATCGCTAGTTGCAGTTCTAAGCGCTTGCGTTCCTCAGCCGAGATATCGCCCTTGAGTGCAGCGATGATCTGAGTCTGCTGGATATCGAATAAAGTGCCAGCCTTCTGCAACGCTGTCTGCTCTTTAATCGCCTTAGTCTGCTCTTTAGTTGTCTTGAGCAAAGCATCGCGGTTCTTTTTCGCTGCCTTATCGGCTGCTGCTTTAGTTAATTCTGCTCTGATCGCTGGAGTAATTCCAGACATGTCTCGACCGCGGTTCATCTCGGTCTCGCCTATTGCTCGGAAGGCTTGCAAGTCTCCACGCGCTAAGGCTGCTAACTGACCAACGCCTACGCCGAAGCGGCGCACGAATGTAGCAAGTGCAGTAGAAGTCTTTTCAATAAGGCTAAGTGTGTTAGTAAGTCCACCTTCTCCACCGCCGCCTAGGGCTGCAAGCGCATCGAGTAATCCACCGCCGATAATCTCTTGAGCGTTAGCACCTGCAACTGATAGGCGCTGTAGCGCACCCGCGTAAGTATCGACTGAGACTGTTGCTTGCCCGCCAAATAGATCGTTAATCTTTGTCTGGACTTCCTCAAAGGACATAGCCTTAAGTTCTGCCTGAGTTAGTCCAATACCGTATTTAGCAAGAGCGCGGGTCTGTCCTACATAACCCTTAGATAAATCACCGGCAACGCTGACAACATCTGCGCCACTAGCTGCTGAAAGATCCAGCGCTGTGCGAAGTAAAGACTGGGCTTCTGTAACTGATCCAGTTGTAGTTAATAAACGCTGAAAGGCTGGGCGAAGTTGATCATCAAGTACGCCAAATTGCTTTTCTAGATCAGCGATAAAAGTCTTAACTGAAGGATCTGCAAAGGCTAAGCCTAAGTTATTTAAAGACTGGCTTAATACTCTGGCTGCTTTATCATCTTGAGCAAAGGCTTTAGCAGCGTTAAACCCTGAGCGCGCTAGGCGCTGGGCTGTAAATAAACCCACATAAGACTTAGCAAGTGTCTTAACCTGAGAGTTAAGGCTAAGAGTTGATTTGGCGGCATCTTGGAAGGCTTTCTTACCAGAGAATACCGTCGCAATATCTATCTTTAAATCAGCCATTACTTCACCTTAGTCTTTGACTTAAACTCAATAGCAGAATTGCCAATGGCTTTTACTATTGCTGCTGTGACTTTGCCTTGATCTTCTGCAAAGGCTCTGAAAATTGCTCTACCAGTCATCTTACGAGTGGCGCGCCCTGCTTGACCTTGCTGTCTTGGTCGAGCGTTTACTAGTTCGCCAGTTGCGTTGGCTCTGTTAATAAACTGCTTTCCAGCGTTAGGGTTAAGTGACTTGTTAACCTTGTTCGAGGTGTCGATGTAATCGCTGAACTTACCGCGAGTTGAAGCCTGAGAAGGCTGACCGCTAGGGTTTAAGCGCCCTGCTGTTTCGTAGATCGCTCCACCGGCGGAGGTGTTGACGATGCGAGCCAAGGACACGAACCCACGCTTATTAGGTTTAGATGGGCGTGTTGAGTACTTAACTCCGCGCTTGGCTTCTGCTTGATCATACTTAGGGAATACGCGATATTTAACTGTATTTTCTGACGAAGTGGCAGAAGTCCAGCCAGATAGCATTGCACTATTAGTTGGCATATAACCACGCGCACGATTAGTAATCGGCTTTAGCGCAGCTGACATCTCTTTAGTAGTTTTCTTGGATAGATCAGGCTCAAACTCTTTAAGGGCTTTGCGAAGTTTATCAGCGCCTTTTAGTTCGACTGGCATCGCTCTGCTCCTTTGCTCTGTCCTTCAGGGCTTGAAGTAAAGTCCTGAACATCGTGTGATCTAGTTCAATTAAAGTTTGGGGCGAGAGTCCTGTCTCAAGCGATAGTCTCGCTACGAGATAGGTGAAGGACTCCCGCGTTACTCCAAAGGGTCGTCATCGAGAACTTCGACCTTAGTCAAAGTTTCCAAGAACGCTTCTCCGAAGGGTTTAACGGTTTCACCCGACCGACGAATAGACTCCCAGCAAAGCCAATAAACATCGCTTTGCTTTTCATCATCTCTAAAGGCTTTGTGAAAGCCCTTCTTTGCATATTGCTCGAAGGCGTACTCGATCGCCGGAGTGATCTGGTACTCGTTAACGCTTCCGTCTGCCCTTGTTACCTTTAGTTTTGCCATGCTTTGCCCCTTAGTTAGTTATTACGCTGTTGTGACTGCTACTGTGCCGTTGACTGTCCAAGTTACTGACTGTGTGCCAATATCGCCAACTGCGCCGTTAATATCGGTTAGGTTGTTGACTAGGCATGTCATTGTGTAAAGAGGGTTAGTCGCTGATACTACTGCTGAAGTCTGCTTAGCTGTGACTGTTACTGATGTACCGTAAGCAGCTTGAAGTGTCTGAAGAACTTCGCTTGTTGCTGTGTCGTTTAGGAAGTCGATAGTTACTGATGATGCTTCCAAGCCTTTAACAAACTTATGTCCGCTATCGCCCATCGCTGTAACTTCGAGTTCATCAAAGGTACGGTTAATAGTTATGCTTGTTACATGATCTGAGAGGTCAACCGCGTTAACAGTAAGAACCACTCCGTTGTTTAGAAATACTGCCATTTGGTTTATTCCTCATCTTTCTTGGTTGCTGGTTTTGGTGCTGGTGCTGCTGGTGCTACCTGCCCGATTTTGATCAGGAAGGCTGCGTTTTCTTTTTCCCATTCGGACATATTAACTCCAACTCGTTAGGACTGAGACCTGCATTGAGCAGGTTAAAAGATCGCCCGATGCAGCATTGAGAACGCTAGGTGCGCTCACATCTCCTACATTATAGACGATAGAGGAAGCTGCTAACTTGTTAAACATAGCAACTAGCATTTCCTCAATACCATTTAAGTTGCCTTCGTTGTCAAGCAAAGGCACGAACACATTAAGATTAAAATTAGCAGTTGGCGCAATAGTGTTGCGGCTGTTGTTGTTGGGTGTTACATAAGGATCTGCCGGGCTGACCACGATGCTGTTAGCGATCGGCGTAGCCGGTGGGAATGAAAAGACAGACCAGATAGTGTTATCAACTAAGGCTGCTGCGATAGTTGCGCGAAGGGTTGATATGGCTGCAGTCATGGTTAGCCAACCATGCTGCGCGGATCGAGATATGGAGCGAGCAAGCCACGAACGCGAGCAAGCAAAGTGTTGCCCATGCGGTAAGGGCTTGGAGCGTATCCATCGATGGTAACTCCGCCGCTTGAAGGCGCTTGGCGGCTCTGCCAGATGTCTATTGCAACCATAAGAGAGGCTTCTTGGATCGCCGGTACATCAGCAGGATCAAGATATTCAGAAGCCTTAACTATTGCGTAAGGATTAAAAGGGTGCTTAGGCTTATCTGTTACATGGGTGGTTGTAATTGTGATGCTACGAGTATCCACGCTTAAAATTGTTTTGTTGCCGCTAAAGTGTGCGCCAGCGTTTTCGACAACTATGCTCTGACCAACATAGTAAATATCTGTAATATCTATATCAAAATAAAGCGTTCCTACTGTGCCAACATTAGAGTGAGAGATAGCGAACTCGGTATTGCTCCAGATAAAAGGTAGTAATACATCATCTGAGGCATCACAGACAGACTGAAGGGTCGCATCAGCATAGAGAGTACCAACGCCTAAAGCGCTGCGTAACTCTGCGACTGTTGTTAGCGACATGTTTCCTTCTTTCTAAAGACTGGAGGGGTAAAAGGGCATTACCCCTCCAGCGACTTAGGTTGTTACTTTATTAGGCTGCGTTGTTGAACTTGAATGCGCCCGCTGCTGCCTTAGTGGCAATAGCACCGTATCCGTAGTATCCAACTTCAACCTGACCTGTACCGACCTTATCAGCGCGAAGCTGTAGGCGTGGTGACTCGTACCAAGTGTATGAGTCGCGGTTAACTACGAGGATCGAACCATCTGCAACGCCAGTTAGTGAGTAGTCAACATAGAGATCAAGTCCGAGAAGTGATCCGCGTAGTGACTGTGATACTGAACCTGCTGCGTTCTGTGGCTGTGAAGCGATGAATAGTGGGCGGTTTTGTCCGTCAACCATTCCCATAATGTTTGACCATTGTGTAGGTGAAACAATTACGCTTTGTGCAAAGCGAAGTGTGTTTGTGTAGATAGAGTCTGAAGCGCGAGCAATAAAGCCAGCCATTTCAGCGCCATCCCAAGGAAGTGTAATTGCTGTGCCATCTGCTGATGCGCCAGTCTGAATTGCTGTGCGTACTGCAACATTTGTAGCCTTAGCATAAGCATCGGCCATGAGGCTCTGCAATTCAGCAAAGAACGCAGGCGAAGTTCTGTCAAGAACCTCAACATCGAATAATTGCATCCCGGCGTACTTAGCCACAGTTACATCTAGGTACTCAATTTCAACCTGAGTATCTGAGAATGCTGCCTTTTCTGCTGTTTCTGCAACTGTTGGTACAGCTTTAACGCGTGGGATCTGGAACTTAAATCCTGCATCTGGAAGTGTGCCTGCTGAGATCGCGTCAATAGATGGTCGACCTGAGGTTGACTTGTTGTTGATGATCTCTGTGAGTTGACGAGTTGGTACGAGACCAGCCACATCTGTTGTATCTGTATCTGATGCTGCTGCTAGGTACTGACGAGCGTTCTCATCGCCTAGTGATGCGCGTACTGCGTTCTCTAGGAATACTGATGGTGCTGTGTCGATGCGAGGTGTTGTGTACGCCATCGCCTTAATCGTAGGTGCAGCGGCTTCTACAGCCGCAGCCTCTACTGGTGTTGCTTCAACTGTAGGTGTGTTTTCCACTTCAGTCTCGCTTTCTGTAGGTAGGTTTGGTTCTACGGCTTCAGCTGGTGCTGCTTCCGCTGCGATCTCTAGAACTTCAGCAGACTTAAAGGCTGGTTCAGTAACTAAAGAAACTTCTTTTAATTTAGCCGCAGTTACGACTGTGTATCCGTTGCGTGATGGCTTTGATGAGATGATTTCAGCCCCGATGCTCAGCCCTGAGACCAAGCCTTCGCTAGCCATGATTAGCGCGTCTGCACCCGCTTGGCTGCGTGATAATTTAAAGGTGGCGTAGATGCCGTCCTCGCGTTCCTCGGCTGAGACCATGCGACCGACAGGCTTTTTCATATCATGCTGTGATAGCAATTTGATCTTAGTTGCATCTGCGATCTCAATAGATCCCGCTGCGAAGGTGTAAGCGCCGAGGCTAGTGTTACCGACTTCGCCAGTTCCCATAGGAACGATCTTGCCTGAGATTTCGCGGCGTTCCTCGCTGCACTCAATAGATCCTGCTTCGATGTATAAGGTTTCCATTAGTCATCACTTCCGTTAGGTGTTAAATCTTCCATTTCCATCGCTTGCTCTGTAGTAATTAAACCTAGTGAGAGCATCTTTTCTAGAACCAATAAACGCTGCATTGGTTCAACGCGAAGGAATGAGGAGTCAAGATCGAACTTTACATAGTGTCCAGCCGTTGAAATATCGTCCATGCTAAGTCGTTGTTCGATCGCGGAGATAAACGGCTGAAACGCTAGGGCTACGAGTTGCTTGCGCTCGTCAAGGATATTCGCATAAGTCATTGAAGTATTTTGATCAGCAGACACATAATAAGCCGGTATTCCACAGAGGCGTGAGATTTCCGTACTGAGGTTCTGGATCGCTTCTGTGTACAACATGTCTTTAGGTGAGAACGAAACTGGAGAGTATTCAAGAGTAGAAGTTAGATACGCAGTTGAGCGATTTAGTCTTGCTTGCTTCCAAGCAGCTAGTAATCCTTGAACTTCTTGCGGAGGAAGGTCAGCGCCAGAGTTCCGAATATAGCCAGTAGGCATAGGACTTGCGGCAGCGATCGAAGCTGCGCGTTCTACATCTATTGCAGCCTGAATAGTACGAGCGCCAGTAGTTAAGATACCTTCATTGAATGACTGGATCGTAACGAGCGAGCCGAGACCAGACATAGGGCGAGGCTTGCCATCGACTAAGTATTGAGTAACGAATTGTCCATAAGGATCGACTTCAGTTGTTACGCGAGTATTAGCAACCCATTCCATAACTGCCGGGCGATTATCCTCCTGGTAGGTTTCCGTTATTTCGAGAAAAGCCTGTCCAAAGAATAGTAACGAGTCCACACAGTAACTTAGGGTAACGAATTGAGGTTGGTGCTTTGAAAGTTGCTTTACCCAACGAGGTGATGCAACTTCCTCACCAGTAGATGCCTTCTTATATTCAAGGGGAATAGTGCCTACTGTACAGAGCAGATCCCGGCAGCGCTTGACTGTCGGAACGCTCATCGCTGCATGGCGAGTAACTGAAGGGCTGTAATAGTAATTTGATGCATAGAAGGCATCGCCCATAATTTGCGGCGCTGCTTGTGCTTCTAACACTTTTGGCTTACGATCGAATAGACCCATAGAGGGCAATTATACACTACATGTAGGTCATTCTGCGTAAATAGCCGCTACCTGTTGTGGTTTGTAAAGCATGTGAACAACCATGGCGGTGGCAATAGCGCCAGAGACATCGCCAGCAGATTTTCTTTTAACGATACGCCAAGCAGAGTCGTTAACCTTAGCTGCGCAGTTATTCATCTGTTGTATCCAGTTAGCCTGACCAGAATGAACCACGCGAAGGTTAACCAAGCCATCGAGCAAGTCTCCGCAAGCCTGATAGAACGATGCGCCAGAGATATCCTGAGTCATGCAGCCAGCATTAGTTAACTTATCGGCGATCGACTGGGCTGTGTATTTATCGAAGCAGATTTGGCGTGGTCGATAGTTATCTGACCAGCCTTTAATATCGGCTGCTATTTTAAGATCGTCAACTGAGACAGCGCTCTCCCAAGTCTGCAAGATGCCTACGCCAATGCGACCGTCTGGCAATATCTGACCAGCAACGAGAGAAGCATTACGCCTCGAAGGTGAGACATCAAAGCCAAAGACCGTATATCCGCCCGGCGGAATAGTCAGGTTGCTATCGCTGGTGTCCTCCAGAATGCCATGCGGCCAAGGTGAACTTAGGGAGTCGATCCATTGGCATAACAACTCTGTGCGAGTATTTTCTATCGGGCTGGTAGCAACTGACTCAGCCAAAGTCTCTTTAGTTACCAAATAACCAAGTGCAGGGTTAGCCAGCGCCCAAGATTTAGGATCATCTATCTTGCAATACTGAGGCGCTGAGTATTCGTAGTATCCGAAAGTCTTAGGTGGGTTATCAAGCGCTCGTTCTCTTAATCCGTTTAGAACTACGCTAAACGCATCTCCAGCGTTAGAAGTTAGGAAGGTGTGAGCGTTAGGTCTAGCGCGAGTTACCGGCATCGCAGCTCGATAGCCTTCCTCTGACCACTCTCGAACTTCATCGAGGAATAGCGCATCTGCTGATCTACCGCGAGCGCCATCTCTAGTTGCTGCTACTACATCAAGTCTGCGACCGTCTTTCATCTCGATCGACTCAGTACCGTTGGCGTATCTGATCTGCTTAACCAGCGCCATAAGGTTCTCGTTATTTTCAAATACATGGGCTACCTGTCGGAAGGTATCAAGTGCCATCGAGCGATTAGATGAGGCGATGATGATGTTCTTAGACTCCCACTTTAGAAGGTGAGCCAAGATAAGCATACGAGTTAGATGGGTCTTACCGTTCTGCCGGGCTACTAATATCAGGTTTGTCTTGCGTATCCAGTT